TGTTGTCTGTCCGTGCTGCCGAATCTGGGCCCTATGATATTTTACCGAATTCATGTCAGCGTTGCCACGCGGCCGATCGGGATAAGGATTGTTAGAGAGCCGGTCTGGATTGAAGTTGTTCAGTTCTCCGCAGAGGGCCATTGGAATCATCATATATGAACTCTTATATACATGCGCCTCTGATGCGGCGGCCCTATTTTTGAAAACTCCAAGATTCACCGATGTTTCTACAGAGTCTTTTAGATTCTCTAGAAACTCCATTCTACCATATGAACTGAAAATTAAGGAAGCTCACTGAGCTTCCTTAATTTTAAGATTCATCGGTTAATCTGTCGTAGGACATTAATTTTAAGGAAGCTATAGCTTCCTTAAAATTAAGTCACGACGGTATTCTTTAGAAAGATTATCAAAGAGAAATCGCCGACCGCAACTGCAAAAACAAACTCTCCCACAAAATCGGAATACGGTAACTCGGCAGCGTCTGGCCGCCGCCCGTCCCTTCGCACTTGGCCACAACATCGAGTGCCTTCTGCCGCTGCTCCGTCGAGAGTCCAGGCATCATAATAATAGCATCTAGGACGAAGTGGACACACTCGGTCCAGCGGAGGTTGCGCATCAACAGCTCATATACGAACGATTTGATGGCGGGGACATCGTCCAGTGTCGGCTTCCCATTTCCCTGTTTCAGCCATTTGCTGAAGAGCCGCACGAAGACATCGGGCCAGTCGGCGAGATGCTCGTCAGAAAATACCTTCTGCTTATATAATTCAAACTGGCGATCACCGGTGGAACCATCGGTGCTGTCACCACCCTTTACAGGAATCTCTACAAACCAGTCGCGCACACGGACAGGGATAGGAATCTCGGACGTCATCCAGACGGAGAGATCGCCATCATTCTGCTCTAAGGCCGCCTGGAGCAGCAGGATAGACTCCGTGGAGAGAAGATGCGCATGATACAAAACCAAGATACGCGAGCCGTGTCCCTGAGGGCCAGCGAGCACCTGGCTTCCTTGGCCTAGACGCAGAAACACGGGACGCAGAATATTCTTGTCCTGCATACTCATGCGGCTCACGTCAAACCCCACGTGGACAACGGACGATTCGTAAGAAAACTGGCCCGCCTCCGTAGTTCTTTCTCCAGTCGTTTCGTCCGCCTCATCCACCTCCCCAGTTGAGCCCGCAGTTGCCGAGCCAATCTGGAGGAATTTGGTGTGAAGAGAGAAGGGGAGTTGCCGCCCCTTCGCCACAAGTTGTAGGTGCTGGAGAAGCTGTGCTCGTTTTCCAGTTCCAGGATTGCCTCTCCAGCTAAGACAGAGGCTGTCCATCTAGCATTTTTACACGGGAAGGCCTTAAACCAAACGACTGAGACTTCTAGAACGGACGATGGAGTGGGTAATCCCCTTACAAAAACTAGAAGTCAGCAAAATACAGACGGGGGGCTTTATGAATGGCAGCAAGCCGCTCGCGCCGCTTCACTACATGGACGGTGAGACACACTTCCCCTCACTATCTCTTCTTCTTCCTGGCCTCATTGTGAAGGTATATGAGCCGAATACAGGAAAGCTTATTCTTTCCCTCAAGGATTCGGCCAGCTCAACGAATAAGCTGCAGGCGCTCCAGGCATCTCTTCTTTCGTATGTTCATACCAATCAGACGGCGTGGTTTAATCAGGGGCGGCGCGATCTCGCAGAACTCCAGCAACTCTTCCAGCCGATGGTAGAGGGCGATATGCTTCACTTATATTGTCCTGTGAGTGTCCAGGACAAGAAAAGTGGAGGTGTTGATTCTATCGTCGTATATAGGTCTGAGAAAGGCGGTCCTGTCATCGGCTCACAGGGTGTGCGACCAACCTTCTTACAGCCGGGGGATTCGGTGCGCGTGTGCCTGCGTATTCAGGGAATCTCCTTCCATAATCACCCTATTCATGGGGAGTGGACGGGGCGATTCCGTCTACAACACAAAATTATTGCGCTCTACATAAATTCACGGGGCTCGTGATTAATTCAGCTGCTGGAGTGCCGCAATGGAGACGGCCATCAAGCTCAAGAAGAGTGTGGCGTGGAGCATGAAATAGATATAGGTCTGTGTCATGGACGGGGTGCTCTCAAGATAGTAGGACACCATGTAGGCGAAAATGGTGATGAGAATGAAATTCGCGATGCCCATTCCCTGGATTGCCTGCATCGTCCCCGCTGCCGAGTCGTTCTTGGCGGCAATTGATGTGATGTAAATCATGCTGGATGCGACGATGGCGAGCATCGTGAAAAGAAGACCATATCCCCACATTTGTTCCGACGTAAATGGCATTTCTTAATGGTTAGAATTTAGACATTCGCAACTCTACTATTTGTTTTTAGCAGTCTCATAGCCTTAAATACAGATGATGATGAAATCACCTGTGTTTGCGGTAAGAAGAAAAGTAGATAGAATCCGAATGCAAGCAGAATGAGTAGACACGGTATGAATACGCGTGTCCAGTATCTGTCTGTATTTGTTTTACTTGCCATTCCTATATAGAATGGGGAAAACAAGAAAGGCAAATAGAAAACACACTGTTTTGAAACATGTAGCTCTCAATCCTGGACCGTATCAATGCCATCCCAAAGTCGGCGCAACGAGGCCCAAAGAAGGCTGTCTTCCCCAGGAGCTTCTTCAGAAGGCGGCGGCCGAACTCGGTGTTCCGTCACACCGCGCCGCCATTGAGAAGGCTGTCAATGTAAAACCCAAGAATGAGTGGAGCTTTCTACATGCACTTCCGCTCTCCGATGAAGAGAAGGCGGCCGCTGCCAAGGCGTATCTACGGCCTATGCAGCCTGAATCATGGAAGAGCGACCCTGATATGTGGCTTGATTCTCAGAATATTGAGCAGGTTATGAAGCAATACGAAGAGGCATTCCAGGATTTCGAGTTCATGGGGCCGTATCCCATTGATTTCGCGGCGCCCGATCCCTATACCAAGCAGTCTGGCAAGTGTCTCAATGATGAGGTCTGTCAGCTGAAAGTATTAGAGGCCATGGACAACGGAACTAAGACGAACCGCATTGGCATCGTCTACAATCTGGACCCCCACTTCAAGTCTGGGAGCCACTGGGTCGCCGTCTACATCGACGTTCTCAAGCACCACTGCTATTATTTTGATTCGTATGGCATGTATCCGCCGAAGCAGATTGCGAAGTTCATGAAGTGGCTGACCACACAAGATGCGGCCATGAAACTCCATTACAATGGCCGGCGCTTCCAGCACAGGAATACCGAGTGTGGAATGTATTCCCTCTATTTCATTATTCGCATGTTGGCGGGTGATGGATTCCGCTCCTTTACACGTCAATCGCCCCCCGATGCGGAGATGTTGAAACTACGGCACTGGATCTTCTCCACGTAGGATTCTATGAATCACGCGGGGGTACGTAACTGCCTTGGTTTAAAAGACTTGACATGAAAGTAGAGTAGTCTAATGTCAGACAAGAGTCCGTTCTTCTCATCCCAGAATGAAGCAATGCTGGACCGTCTTCTGTATAATGACTTCCAGCGTCGTGTTGGCAGTGATTTAAACGTAAAACAGAAGGAGCGTCTCGTCAAGACGGTTCGCCACTATATGGCCGAGGTCTACGAGAACCAGGGGGAGCAGCCTGTGCCGGCCCTCAACAAGGAAGTGCTGGCCGCAGTCGTCCCTGATTTCCTCTCCTACCTCCGCCGTGGCGCAGTGGGTGCTGCCGCAACCACCGAGGAGGAGCGCGCTCGGATGGATGTCAGCAATCGTTATAGCCAGCTCCAGACAGAGAGACAGGATGGCCGGCCTACACCTCCTGCTGCGCCCGATTTTCGTATATCTGCCGATGAGGGTACATCAACTGCTCTCACCCTTTTTGAGCAGATAAAGAAGCAGCGCGAGGACGAGGCTCTGCGCAGCACAGGCTCCCCTGCCTCTGCCCTCCAGGCGCAGCAGAACACTGCCTCCAGGGCCAGGGGCCAGGAATCACTCAATGAGATGGTGGTGGCGTCCACGCAGTTCAGCGATTTGGCGGCCGAGGCCAAGAAGAGGGACGAGCTGAGTCTCATGGAGCGCTCTCTTATGCGACAGGCGGGGGCTCAAGGAGAGCGCAATGTCAACTTATCGCTGCCCCCCGACCCTCGCGCCTTCTTTTTCGGGGAGAGTCGCGGCCCTTCCGGTCCCCAGGGTAGCGGCCTAGCGCAGGCGAATCCCACGCTCGCTCTTCCTGACGCGGTTCGGACTCGCCCCTCTCTGCCGCAGGACAACATCAAGAAGGAGGATGATATTGTGGCCTATCGCGAGAATGAGTATAACCTCTTCTTATACAGCTCCGATCGCAACTGGGTCGCGAATTCCACGGAGAATCGCTACAATTTCAGCGTGAACTTCGACCCTGCTAATAACAGGTCAGGCTTCGGCTTCTCCACAGCGGCTAATATTAAGTTCAAGAACATTGTTCGCATTGAGTTCGTCAAGGCTATCCTTCCGACTGAGGGGATTGATATCCTGGCGACGCAGGTGAGCGACCTCAGTTACAACACGAATCTGAGCATCAATGCGCTCTCGTTCCCCTATCTCATGCTGCGTATCCCCGAGCTGGACACGAACAACTTCGGGACGAGCGCGAACATCGACAGCTCCTTCGGCATTCTCCAGTATGATGCGAACTGGATCTCCGATAGCACGGCGAACAATCGCGGCTACCTGGCGATGATTCCGAAGTTCATGAAGTGCCAGAAGGTGTATTATCCGACACCCCTCGCCACCCTGCAAAAAATCACCGTCCAGCTCCAGCGTCCCGATGGAAACTTGGTGAGCGACAGCCTAGACACGCTGGATGTGAGTGGCTTCCAGTTCTCGTCGACGCTTAAGACTAACCCGAGCCCCTCTACCACGGCTAATACTCGCTATGCCGATCTCAGCGGGGGCTATCTCTGGATTCAGACCAAGACATGGTTCAGCAAATTCATGGTCAGTCAGGGAGACCGTGTCGTCTTCAAAAATATGGCCTATCCTACCTCCTTTACGATAACGGCGGCTGCCACCGAGTTTTTGAATTTCATCCAGAGGAGTTCTGGGCACGTTGTTGTTGACGTTGGAAAATTTATAAAGACGGGCGCGAACAATGCCTATTCAACAGGAGGGAATATCCAAGGCTACTGTAATTACATCATTCTGCGGAATAACTACGCCGACCCCACGACGGGAAGTCAGAGCTTGGTGAATTATGGTGGGTCACCGGCGACGAATACCGCCTTCTTTAATGCTGTGCCGACGCTCGCTATGTCATCAGGTCGTCTCATTAACATGAACCACCAGACACAGGTTGTGCTGCGCGTCATCACGCGTGACATGGATTCGGCATCACGGCTGCGGCCTGACAATAACTTTTAGACAGAAGCATCCTTCCATCCAACAATCATATTCGTAACAGGGTCCTTTACCGCCACGAGCTTCGTGAAGGTCGGCCGCCCCTCATCCCATCCAGCGACCTTTTTGAGGTCCTCCACAACGGCCTGTGTCCCGAAGAAGTCGTGGCCGATAACGGGGCCAGTGATTCCGTGTGCT